CCTAATAACCCTATAAAGCACTCAAGTATTATAGCAAGCCGGCCGGCCTGCTTAATAGCCCTATTAACATTGTGGGTATTAGCTAGCGTAACGGCGCATTCTTAATAGCCCTATTAACATTGTGGGTATTAGCTAGCATGGCCGGCGCATGGAGCTAGTCCGCTAAATTGGCAGGGTACAGGCCGGCATGAATTAAGTACGAGCACCCCAAGAAAGGATTCCAGACAATTTGCCGGACTGGGACCCACCCAGATCCCTAGCTTGTATACTTTTCCTCACGCGACCCCCCTCCCCCCCCCTTTCTTTTATTTTCCACCCCTAAAGGGGACCCAAATCTACAAAAGGGTACCTTAAGGGTACTAGGTTTATTTGTGCGAGCTTTTGTGCCAACTTTGTGCTAAGTTAAAAAATGCTCAATTACCTACTTAGAGTAAGCTGTGCTAACTGTACTAACTTTTTTTTATTATTATTAAAAATATAAAATATATATACTCTATAATATACAGCGTTACAAAACATACTTCGCACATTAGCACAGTTAGCACAAAATACTAGAAAGGGTCATATATGACAGTTTCGTGTGTAATTCGCACTATAAGGAGAAAGTATGTTAGAATACTTAGAAGCGCTACCAACTATCCAAGGTTGGTACCAAGCTCGAGATTTAGAACCCGGTTGCATACTATTTGATCAGTATGGTAAACCCTGCCGCGTCACGTCGGTAAAAAGGGAATTCACTCCCTTATGGAAGTTAACCACTAAGGATGGAGATATCATTCGTATTTCAGATACTCAGAAGATTGTAAACGGTAGACAGTTTCCAGCCAAAGCAATTAAGGAACTATCTTTATCGCACAAGATTAAGAAAGTAAAGTTACTCGATACACCACATCAAGAAGTGCCTATGGATCCTTATGTGTTTGGGTTATGGTTCTTTGATTATAATGCAATCAATTCAGAAACCGCTACGATCTCCGTTAGAAAGAAACTATTAGGTGAAGCTACACGTGCATTGAACTATGCTGGTATAACGGTGGTCGATAAACGACTATCGGTTGTTAAGAAACCAGCCTCAGTTGAAAACTACCGTCTGAAAACTGATCCGCCTATCTGGAATAAACTAAACGCACACTATTATAAGAAACCTACCGTATTACCCGATTGCTACCTCTATGGATCTAATGATCAACGTCAACGTCTCTTGGATAGTTTGTTTGCAGCGTATCGACCCGCGTACGGTATGGACTACCCACATCGCCACGACATCTGGGTTAAGTTCGCATCCAATGAGAAACTTAACATGCAGATAGCGGAACTCGCAGCGTCCCTCGGTCGGACGGTTAAGTTGGTTGAAAGGAAAGGTATCCGTCATTTTCTTTTAGGACCGATGCGTAAACATAAACGTAACACTAACATAGATAAGATCCAACCCATCGGCGAGGGTGAGGGTGTTGCCATCACAGTAGACTCTAAAGATGGATCGTTCTGCGTCGGGGAAGGGTTCATAGCGTTATCATGCCATTAAGTAAACACCAAGAAAAAGTACTAGCTAAGTTCGCCACCTCTAACTCACACTGGCCCAAAGCAGAACTCGATGCGGCCCTGTGGCAAGTGAAGTGGTCGCTCACAGCGCTCCCTCATCAAACAGAACCGCCAACTGATTATGACACGTTCCTGATGCTAGCCGGTCGAGGATCCGGTAAGACTCATACGGCGTCACACTGGATAGGTATACGAGCCTGGAAGTATAACGGAACACGTTGGCTCGTTACCGCCCCTACATCAAACGATATCCGCGTCACATGTTTCGAAGGTGACTCAGGGTTGATAAACATACTTCCAAAAAGTATCGTTAAAGACTACAATCGTTCTCTTTCCGAGATCACTCTTATTAATGGATCGATCATCCAAGGGATACCCGCATCTGAGCCAGAACGTTATCGAGGTAAACAGTTCCATGGGGCGTGGTTCGATGAGTTGTGTGCGTTCGAGTATATGGACGATGCATGGGACCAAGTACAGTTCACATTACGTTTGAAAGATCCACGCATCAGTCGAGTGCAGCAGATCATTACCACAACCCCTAAACCTAGGGACTTGATTGTTGACTTGAATGATGGTATAGTGGGAGGTGATGTGTATGTGTCTCGAGCAAGTTCTTACGACAACCGTGATAACTTATCCAAGACATTCTTTAAACAATTAGAAAACTATGAGGGGACTGACCTTGGAAAACAAGAGATTTATGGAGAAATTCTCGATCCTGAAAACGCGGGTATTCTTAAAAGAAAATGGTTTAATATTTGGCCTGCGGATAAACCGACACCGACGCTTGAGTACGTCATCGCCTCTTATGATCCTGCAACGTCTGAGAAGACATACAACGACCCTACCGCGTGTGTTGTTTTTGGTGTGTTTGATGATATGGATAAGGGTACTAATATTATTATTCTTGATGCCTGGCATGATCATCTTTCTTATCCTCAGCTACGTCGAAGAGTTATTAATGACTTTAAGGAAGTTGTATACGGGGCAGATAACACTTTTGCAAAAGGCAAGAAAGCGGATCTCATTCTTATGGAAGACAAGTCTGCCGGTATCTCACTTGTACAAGAACTACAACAGACAGGTTTACCTGTCCGAGCTTATAATCCTGGAAGGGCGGACAAAGTCCAGCGTCTTAACATTGTGGCTCCGATTGTGGCAAAAGGTAAAATCTATATTCCAGAGGATCCAGAAATACCTGGAGACATCGCAAAGTGGGCCAAAGCCTTCATGAGGCAGGTTTGCGTCTTCCCTGAAGCTGGTATTGGCGACGGCCACGACGACTATGTGGATGCACTGTCACAAGCTCTACGAGTATTACGAGATTCGGGTTGGATTAACATAGACCCACTTCCATCTCGCGTTTATGAGTATTCAGACGATAAAGCTAAACAAAAAAGATATAATCCCTACGCAGCATAATTTAGGGACAAAAATATAAAATTTAAGTGTAGTTATAAATATATGCCCTCAAATCTCATAAAGACCCCCAAAGAACTTCTATTGACCAAAGCAGGTATCCCGCATTTAAAACGTGGGAAAAAGGTCAAGAAGAAAACTCGCTCATACTCTGTGGAAGATATGAAAGCATACATCCGAGCATCTAAGCTCAAATCTAACCCCGTAAAAAGGAACAGCAATGCCCACGAATCCTAATATGTCAACGACCAATGGAACCCCTATGCCTGATGATGAAGATCAACAGGATATGGAAGTTTCTATGGACGATGATGAGACTTCCGAAGACCAAGAAGTCACAGAACATGAGGACGGTAGTGCAACCATTGAAATGCCTCAAACAGGTCCAATGGCTAATGCTGAGTTCTATGCCAACATGGCAGAAGAAATGGATGAAGGCGAACTTGATGACATTGCACAAGATTACATTGAGTTTATTGAGGTTGATAAAGAATCAAGAAAGAAACGTGACGAACAATACGAAGACGGTCTACGTCGTTCAGGTTTAGGTCACGATGCACCTGGCGGTGCCACATTCGATGGCGCGTCAAAAGTTGTACATCCTGTCATTGCTGAAGCTTGTGTTGACTTCTCAGCATCAGCATCCAAAGAATTACTACCACCTGATGGTTTAGTTAAATCTAAAATCTACATGAACGTTCAAGAAGCTGTTGAAGAAATGGCTGAACGTAAAGTTGACTTCATGAACTGGCAGTTCAATAATCAAATTGCTGAGTATCGTGATGAGATGGAACAACTATTAACCCAAATTCCTCTCGGTGGATCACAATACATGAAATGGAGATACGACACAGAGATGCGTCGTCCATCATGTGAATGGGTTCCGATCGATAATATTTTCTTACCATACGAAGCGTCTAACTTTTATGAAGCCGCTCGTGTTACAGAACAACAAGACATCACAGAAGATGTACTTAAACAACGTGTCGAGTCAGGTTTATACCGCGATGTCGATGGTATTACAGAAACCACTGTTGATCTTGACGAATTAGAACTTACAAAATCAAAATCTGCTAACGATAAGATCGAAGGTGTTAATCAACCTGACAAAAATATCGATGGCATACGTCGCATTTATGAAATTACTACTTTCTTACGCTTAGAATCTGACAAAGAAACTAAGGGTAAACGTGCTCCATACATTCTTACCATTGACGAAGCATCAGAAAAAGTGTTATCACTCCGTCGTAACTGGGATGAGAATGACGAAAAACTCGCAAAACTCGATTGGATGGTTGAATTTAAGTTCATCCCTTGGCGTGGTGCATATGGAATCGGCTTACCACACCTCATTGGTGGACTCTCAGCGGCATTAACGGGTGCTTTGCGAGCCTTACTCGACGCAGCGCACATTAATAATTCACAAACGCTGCTCAAACTTAAAGGCGGTCGTATCTCTGGTCAGTCAGATCGCATCGAACCGACCCAAGTTGTAGAAATTGAAGGCGCTCCTGGTGTTGATGATGTACGTAAACTTGCAATGCCAATGCCTTTCAATGCTCCGTCTAACGTTTTATACAATTTATTAGACTGGTTAACGAACGCTGCTAAAGGTGTTGTTACAACTGCTGAAGAAAAGATTGGCGACATCAATGCAAACGCTCCTGTAGGCACAACTCAAGCACTTATTGAGCAAGGTTCTAAGGTTGCATCTGCAATTCATGCAAGATTACACAGATCACAAGAGAAAACTCTCAAAATCTTAGCAAGAATCAATCATTGGTACTTAAATGATATGAACGATGACTCTGGTCAAGAGATCGAAGTCAGAGATTTTGCAAATAATGACGATATTACCCCTGTTTCTGATCCAAATATATTTTCAGAGACACAACGATTGGCTCAAGACCAAGCTGTGTTGCAAATGGCATCAACTTTCCCACAATTATACGACTTACGTAAGATTAATGAACGAATCTTAAAACGTATGAAGGTGCCTAACATCAATGAGGTGTTACCAGACCAACAAAAAGCTAAAGATTCTAACCCAGCACTTGAAAACGTAGCGATGACTATGGGTCGTCCTGCGATTGCGTTTCCAGATCAAGACCATATTGCTCATTTGAAGGTCCATTTAGCGTTTGCACATGATCCTATGTACGGTGCTAACCCAGTTTTAGGTCCACAGTTAGTGGCTCCAATGTTAGATCACATTAAACAACACTTAACTATGCATTATCTCATGGAAATGAAAGATACTGTTTCTAAAGCATCTGGTAAAGACGATCCATTCAAATTACATGAAGAACAACCGCTTGATCCTGATGCTCAAGAAGCATTAGCGTTAGCTGCTCAACTTGTGGCTCGATCATCTCAACAAGATTTGGGTCACTTCCAAGATGCTATCAACGAATTAGTACAAAAACAACAACAAGCGGCACAAGCACAACAAGAATCAATGCAAGATCCATCTGCTAAAGTATTATTACAAACACAAATGGCAGAAACACAACGTAAGACACAAGAAATGCAAACTCGCTTCCAACTTGACGGTCAAAAAATGCAACTTGACTATCAACAAAAACTACAAGAGATGCAAGCTAAGATTGCTGACTTACAATCTAAATTTAAACAAGAGCAAGACAAATTGGCTAACCAAATTGCACTTGCCAACGTTAATAATGCAGCCCAAGAACGCATGGAGTACATCCGCGCTGGTGTTGCATTAGATCAACAACAAAAAGAATCACAAATTACTCAGAACGCAAACGCGGTTCAAGCTGAGTTAGATAATGCATCCGATATTCGTGCTCATCAAGTGCAAATGGCTTTAGCGCAACACGAAGCCGCAATGCAAGCACAAGAAGCGGATAAAGACCATATGCGTGAAGCAATGTCACGTGAACATCAAGCAGCATTAGACGAACAATCTGCTCAAGCTGACCATCAACGTCAACTAGAGCAAATGCAAGCACAACCCCAACCACAACAACCAACAGGAGAATAATATGGACGGTGTAGGTTTCCGTAAAGCATATAAAATGACTGGCACACCTGGCAATGCTATGGCTAAAGGACAAGGTACTAGAGACATTAACTCTGGTGCGTCTGGCAGCAAAGAAGCACCAGCAAACGAATACTCTAAAAAAGTAAACGTTAAAGGTGGCGGCCTCAAGTCAAAACAAGCTTGGTAATACCAAGGCTGAACTCAAGATAGGCTTAGAGTAATCTTCCCTGTCGAACTGTTCTTTTTATCAACTAAAGATGAAAGGATACAATCATGTGGACAACTCCAGCAGCAACTGAGATGCGTTTTGGCTTCGAAGTTACAATGTACGTAATGAACAAGTAATTTTTAAGGGGGATCTATGATTAATACGTTAAAAGCAATTGATTTTCATGTTCGAGCATCTATTGCAAGTTTTCTAGACTTGATTATTCAAGTATTATGTAAAATCGCGGATTTCATAGATCCTACCCCTAAAAACACGGTAGAATTTGAAATAGAAGAATAAAAATGGCCCATTTAGGGCCATTTTCCTATAATTATTGTGTAGTTATAATTATAGGAGGACGTTATGGATTTAACGCAAGAACTAATAAAACGCATGAAAAAGGCAGAAGATGACATCGCGGAAGCGCTGTTAGCCGGAACAGTAAACGATTTTAACAAATATCAACGACTAGTAGGTCGCGCTGAAGGGTTAAAATTAACTAGACAAATTATTAACGACATCTTGTTTGAAGAAGATGAGAAGGAGCATTACAGTGAGTGATTTCGCATCGAAATTTGAAGTAGACGGTAGAATAGAAGCAGAAGTATTTCCAGAGTTAACTCCTGGATTTGAACCGATGGGTAACCGAGTGGTGGTTCAATTAAGAAAACCTAAAAGCACATCCAAAGGTGGCATCATCTTAACACAAGAGACAAGAGCCACAGAAAAATATAACGATGTTATTGCTAAAGTAATTTCATTGGGTCCATTAGCTTACAAGGATCCAAACACTATGGAACAATGGCCGGAAGGTCCCTGGTGTAAAGTAGGCGATATTGTGCGAGTCATTAAGTACGGTGGTGACCGCTGGGCAGTTCCTCACGAAGATAGTGAAGTAGTATTCATAGTTCTTCAGGATCGCGAAGTAATTGGTAAACTCAATAGCTTCGAAGTAGCCCGAACAATGTTCCCTGCATTTGTAAGTTAATATTTTGGAGAAAATTATGGCAGAAGACAAAAATCAAGAGCCGGAATTAGAAGTAAAAGAACTGGATGATGGTACCGCTGAAGTTGGTGGCTTATCTGAAGAAGTAAAAGCAGAAGCTCCCGAAGTTGTAACAGAAGAACCAGTTAAAGAAGAAACTCCTCATGATGAAGAGAAGCATGAAGAGGATGAAGAGGACGACGACAAAGAGTCTCCTGAAGATCGTGAGAAAATCAGAGAAGCTCGTCGTGAAGAACGTAAACTAAAGAAAGAACTTCAAAAACAACGCGAAGTTACTGCTAAGAATAAAATAGCATCTTTAGAGCGTCAAAACCAAGAGTTAGCAAAAAGACTTGCTTCATTGGAAAACACAGCGTCATCTTTCCAAATCAGCCAAGCTGATAAAGCAGTTGAAGATGCAACAACTCGTGTAGAATACTACAAACTTAAAATGTTAGAAGCTGCTAAAGCAGGTAACCCTGAAGAGCAGATTCAATTCATGGAACAGTTTAGTGATGCGAAGGCTCAATTACTTCAAGCTGAATCTTATAAGAAGAATCAATTAGAAGAAGTTAAGCGTCCACGACAAAACGTTCCTACTCCTGTAAGTAACGATGTTCAAAGACTCGCTACAACATGGATGAGAAAAAATGGATGGTATGATCCATCCGGTCGTGATACCGATAGTAGAATTGCTAAGGTTATTGACAATGAAATGGCTACCGAAGGTTGGGACCCAGCTGACGAAGATTATTGGAGTGAATTAGATAATCGTCTTCAAGAACGTCTTCCACATCGATACAATCGACCTGGAGAAACAGTTCGTAAAGCTGCAGGACCTACACCTGGAGTTAGAGCACAACAAAACGTGCAAAAGCCAAATACAATAACATTAAGCCGTGAGCGTGTGCAAGCGATTAAAGATGCAGGAGCTTGGGATGACCCAGCAAAACGCATGAAAATGATCAAAGCATATCAATCTTACGACAAATCTAATAAAGGATAATTATCATGACTACAAATACAAGAATTTCACGCGATAGAGATGCCTCACCTGAGGATCGATTAGCGTCCCGAATCGAAGCAACTGTAGAAGCTAAGGCTAATAGTGGCGACGAAAAAGCAAAAATAACTAGAGAACGTCTCGAACAATTCAGAGATCAATGGGCTAACTCAGCGCTCCCTGAAATACCGAAAGATGCCGTCCCTGGTTATCACTTGTGCTGGTTATCAACAACCAACACATATGATACAATAGACAAACGAATAGCACTAGGTTATGAACCAGTGAAAGCCCATGAATTAGGAGCGGGCTTTGAAGCACTTGGTAAGATGAATTCTGGTAAATTTGAAGGTTGCGTATCTTGTAATGAGATGATCTTATTTAAGATCCCCTCAGACCTTTATCAAGAAGCTATGAAACTTATGCATTATGAGATGCCTCTTGAACACCAACAAAACATTACTGCTCAACTTCGCGGTGCGGCAGAGAATGATAAAGGTGGAAGATCCCTTCTCGAAGGCGGTATGCTCGAGATGGAAAAAACGCAAATCAACCCTAACACAATTAGGTTTGAAGATTAATATTAACTTTAAATAAGGACAAAGATTATGTCATTAGCATTAAATCCTTTCGGCCTTAAACCAATTTACCATCCTACTGGCTTAGATCGTGCTACTCCATTCACTGGAACAGTATCATCAGCTAATAACTTGTATCAATTCACACCTGTGTCAATTGATTCAACTGGTGCATTGGTTTTATCAGCCGCAACAGGTGCAGCAGCAGGAACAGTTTATGGTGTGTTCGACGGTATCGAGTATACAGATGCTTCAGGTCGTCGTACAGTATCTAAATGGTTCGGCGCAGCACTTGGAACAGTTTCAAATCCAACAGCTTGGGTTTGGACAGATCCAGAATTAGTTTACGAAGTACAAGCTAACGGACCAGTTAACTCTGCATCTGTTGGTCGTCAATTCAACTTAGTAAACGTAGGTAACGGTCAAATCATTGGTAACGGTGGTTTGGGTCAATCAACAGCAGCTCTAGACTCATCAGGTCCAGTAGCAGCGGGCACACAAGGCTTAGTATTAGTAGTTGGTCTCGGTCGCGAAATCGATAACTCATGGGGTGATTCTTACACCGTGGTTCAAGTTAAGATTGCTGACGACAGAATCGTAGCTCCAGTACCAAGCGTTAATGCTTAATCAATAACAACGAAAAGGACATAAAACATGGCAACCCCAATGAGAAGTACCGACTTTCGTGCCGTTGTTGAACCTATCATCAATGAAGTATTTGATGGTGTGTATGAGCAACGTGCTGACGAATGGAAAGGCTTCGTTAAAGAAATCCAAGGTATCCCAAGAAACTACCATGAAGAAGTAATGCTCTTCGGTATGAACACAGCTCCAGAAATGCCAGATGGCACACCTGTAAGCTATGATCAAGGTGGTACATTATATATTACTCGTTTCATCTACAGAATCTACGGTTTAGCATATGCTTTAACCAAAGTTCTAATGGAAGACGGCGATCATATCAGAATCGGTTCAACATTTGCTAAACACTTAGCTCAATCTATGATTGAAACTAAAGAAACTTTAGCAGCTAACTTATTGAACTTTGCTTTTGGTACAAACCCAACTTTCAGTTCAGGTGACGGTGTAAGTTTAATTTCAACAGCTCATCCTATCTCACAAGGTAGAAGCTATTCTAACCAACTTACAACAGCAGCAGCTTTATCACAAACTTCAGTTGAACAAATGTTAATTCAAATTCGTTCAGCAGTTGACAACAATGGTAAACGTATCCGTCTTAAAGCAGATCAATTAATTGTTCCTCCAGCATTGGAATTCCAAGCTGAAGTAATTCTTAAATCTGTTTTACGTTCAGGTAATGCTGACAATGATATCAACCCAATCAAATCAAAAGGTATGTTACCTGAAGGCGCACACGTTGTGACTCGTTTAACATCATCTAAAGCTTGGTGGGTTCAAACTGACGCAGACAACGGTCTTATGTTAGTAAATCGTCGTTCAATGGAGAAATCTATGGAAGGCG